GCCATGGGTTACCTTGCGCTTAGATCGCGGCTCAAAGCTTCTCCGACGCGGTCAACGATTCGCGCCATTTCTACTTCAAGATCGCTCTTGTTTGCTTCGTACTGTTTCCACACTACTCGCGACGGGTCGCCGTACTTGGCTGTTAATGCGGCGCCCATTTGATTACTTTTGGAAAAGTCAAAGAACGCGGCTGCGGCGCCAAGCCATTTAACGGCGAAGGTCGAGAGGTTTACTTTGCCACCGAATACTTCTTTGGGCGCTTTGGTGTTGATGTATGCCTTCACGGAATGATCGGTCGGCCACGGGAAGACTTGGTATTGGCCGCGTAGATTCCATTGGCGCTGCCATCCTGAGAGCGGATAGTTGAGTGGGATTGCCGACTGGATGTCCGAGACGAGTCCAGCGGTAACGCGCTTGTAGTCCTTAGTAATGTCGCGGCGAAGGACTTTGTCGATCTTGTTGAGATCCTTGAGCGCTTGACCAAGGCCAAACACTTCTATCCGTGCTTCAATGCCGCCGGCTGAGTCTCTCATTTGCGTCCTTTTTTGCTTTGGTCATTAAGGACTCTAATGATTGTTTGCAGGTCGCGCGCGTCAAACGAATCCGCATAAAACGTCGGAGCCCATCCCGTCGCGACTACCAGTTCGGCTAATTGCCGGCGGTAGCCGCGTCCGTAGGGTTTGGATCGGTAGCGTCCTCCGCTGCGATCTCGACGTCTGGGTTGTCCTTCAACCATTCGCGCCAAGTCGCTGGAAGTTTTTCGCCTTTGATGACTAGCAATGTGTGTACCCAACACGCTAGATCGGATGCACCGATGCCGCGTCCGTCTGACACTCGACGATTCTCTAAGCGTTCCCATTCGGCAATAACGAAAAGGTTTGTTGATAATTGTTCTTTGACTTCTCCGCGCGTGAGGCTGAGTTTAATCTTCATGGTTCTCCTTGTGTCGGGCCGAGGACGGCCGTGATTATGGGTTGGTTGTATCGGCTGAGTAAACGCCGCCCATTAGCGTTATATCGATCGACTGCAATTCGCCGAGCGAAGCCGAGATAACTGGCAACGACTCTAGGTAGCAATTCGTCAACGTAAAGCCGGGGTTCGTTGCCGAGTCGACTGCGTTAGTTGGCTTGACGATGACGGTTGTCTTGGTGCCGACTAATGGTGCAAGTGTCGCGTAAGTGGCGCTGGTTGCGTATGAAAGAAAAAGAGTTAATGTGCATTCGTTGTCTTCGAGGCCAGCCGTAAAAGTGTTTGCTGTATCGCCAAAAACGGTGTCATTTAGAGCCGTAACGGTGCGAGTCAATGTGGCGGATGTACACCACCCGGTTAGTGCCGTTGATCCCAATGTGACTGTTGGATTGGAGAGGATAGTTGAGGTTGCCATGATTGCTCCTTGAGTTGTGGTTTTAGTTTGACATAGATTCGGGCGCTAGGTGTGGATTACGCCGTTTGTACTTCGGTTGCTACGGTTAGTTCGTATGCCGGCAGGACGGATCCGCCGATGTCGACGTTTGTGGGGCGGCCTGAGATGATGCCGATGTTGAGCGCGTATACCTGAGCAAGCATATTGAGTAGGGACTTTTGGGCGTCTAGGTTGCCGGGGCCTAGGGTCACGATCTGGAGTGTGAATGTGAGTTTGGCGATGTTGTAGTTGTAGCCGTCGATGGAGTCAATGTTGACAAACACGCATGGCGGAACGATGTTGCGTGGATCGTTTACTACTTGGAGCCCGACGACGGTTTGAAGTTTGGCGACTAGGTCGTCGTAGCCCTCATTGAATAAGTCGGTGTAGGTAGGGACTGGCACTAGGCCACCTGCGGACGATCAATGCCTAACAACTGGCGGATCATTCCATTGAGTCCCATGACGGGAGCGGTTCCCATTGATTGAAACGATGCGAAGGAATCCATAGATCCGCGCTGACGGTACAAAGCTCCTCCGTACATGATCGTTCCAAGTTTGACATCCTGCGACGGAACGGTCGTGAGGGAGTCGACATAGCCGGCTTCCATGCGTCGGCGCCAACAGAATTGAGATGCACTAGACGCGCATATTGTTAAGAACGCTGCGTCGGCGCTTGTGGCCGTTCCTATGCCGAGCCAGTCCTCAACGTCTCCTGCGCTGATCCATGTGCAAGTCGGGGTTGATGTCAAAGTTCCAGACGCTGCGGTTCGCTCGACATCGGCGGCCGTTTTTGCGTAGAGAACTTGGTTAGCGATTGGGATGTTGGCGTCGTAAAGAAGATCGCCTTCGGTGTCTACGCCCTCAAACAGATATTGCGGAAGAGCGCGGACTGTGTATGTGCCGTTGAATGTGGCGTCTACGCCTGCAACCGTGATTGACTGGCCGACCTCCAACTCCGTCGGGGTGAGAAGTTGAAGGACGGCGAAGTCGTCTATGAGGTACTTGTTAGTGACGCTGTATGTAGCCATGAGCGGATGCTCCGCTTCTGACTAGGCCAACGCGATTTTTTGGACTTGTGTTGCGTCTGCGATGAACGTTGATACGTACCCTGCGTACGAGAAATTGCGTCCCAAAGTAGATGGCAACTCCACGCTCATTAGGCCACGAATCTGCTCGTAGAACTCGATGGCGGCTCCACGTGCGACGACCATTGTGTTCGCTGCAAAGTTGTTGTCTGCAACAAGGCTGAGTCCGAATGGGTTGAAGACGTTTGCTTGTGTTACTCCGCCTGTGCCTATTGCGTTGACGCCCATGAGTCCTGCTGCGCCCGTGTATGGGAACACTGGTCGCTTGTCTACGTCTAACTGGCGTCCGAGCAATTCCCAAACGTTTGGTGAAACGAAGATGTGATCTGGCAAGAAGTTAGTTGCGGTCAAGATGTTGACTGCAGCGCCATAGAGAGCGGTCATCAAACTTGATGGGTCTGTCTGGTTGACAGTCCATGTTGCGCCGGATACTGCTCCGCCTGCAACAATTGCGTCGGCCGCAACGTTGTCTGATGCGATGAGGTATTCGCCGAGCAAGTCGTTAAGAATGATCTGCAACGATGCTGGATCGGTGAAGTCGACGTCCTGAATTGAGAGCGTTACTTGACCGGCAAGAGTTGTCTTGCTGATTGTGTTTGCAGCGATAACCATTGTGGTCGCCGATGCTGCGGCAAGTTCGCTCGATTGCGCGGCTACCGATGTGTGCGTGGTGATTGTTGGACGAATAAACGTCTTAGAAGCTCCGCCGTTTGGCATTGCGCGTGCGCCGATTGCGTTTACAACTGGACGGATGAAGTTTAGGTCTTGGAAGACTGGCCCGAGTACTGGTACTGGCAAGAGGCCAGGAGTGTCGGTGGTAAGTACGTCGCCTGCGGCTGCTTCAAGTGCGGTCTGCTTTGAGCGCATGAACTCGGTCGCTGCGTTTGCAACGTTGCGGAATGTGTCTCCGCCGATGTGCATTGCTGCCAAGTATTCGCCGGGGGTTGGAAGGTCAAACTTGCGCTTCGGTACTGCTGGAAGGGAAGCGGTTGGGATGGTGGCTTCGATGACTGGTGCTGCTACTGATTCGGACATTGGGTTCTCCTGTTGAGGTTCTTGTTCTTCATTATTACTGATTTCTTCTTCGGGCTGGTGGATACTGGCCGCGACTTTTGTGATTTGTGCAAAGTCTCCAAATGCGCCTATGGGGACAAGCGACAATTCTTGCCAGATAGCAGACTCGATCACCATGGTTCCGTCTTCGTCGTATGAGAACTTAGTTGGGTTGATGCCGACTGAGACTTGGTCGATCGTGCCGTCTGCGGCCATCACAAGCGCATCATTTCCAAGAGAAGTGGCGCTGATCTTGGCTGTGAAGAGCATGCCTTCTGGAGTGTCTACGCGCTCCGTGACAACGCCGACGGGTTGGCTAGCGTCGTGGTACATAAACAATCGTGGGGCTTTGCCTTCTGTTGGGAGGGCGCCCGGCAATATCCGAACGGTAGTTCCATCCGAAACCGTGGCGTCAACGTTATACGGAGCCGCGATTCCTGAGATCGTTCGGCGTGGTGCGTCGCCTGCGGCGGCGTCAAGCGTAAAGTCTCCTGCAATTAATTTGATCATCGGTTTGCTAATCCTTCTTGAGTGTTTTCTTGGTAGGTGGGTTCGTCTGCTTTGTCGGCCATGTAGTTCTCTTCCAGATAGGACTCTGCGTCAAACTCAACGTAAGTTCCGCGTGGAAGAACGCTGTCCATTGATAGCGCTGCGGCAATTGCTTCGGCGTACATTTTAAGTCCGAAGATGTAAAGGTCGGCGCGGGCTTGTTGGGATGATTGATAGGAATACGATCCAGTCGATACGCCTACGAGATACGGTGGGACATTGCAAAGGCGAGCGGCTTCGAGCGCGCTGTAGTTTGCTGATTCAATGAGAAGCATTTTGTCTGGGCTCATCGTTGTCGGTTCGTACGATAAGAACTCATTTAGCGCGGCCGTTTGATTGGTTGCGCGTGCAGCGTTAAACGATGCGGCAAGATCGGCTAGTTCTTGTGCGCTTAATGGTTCGCCTCCAGTTTGTTTAAGTACGCCGGCTGGAATGCTTGAAGATGCGTTGCGCGTGCGCGCGTCGTTAATCTTTAATGCTGTCTCAACAACTTGCGTTCCTGAATAGATCAGTCCTTGCGTTGGGCTAAGAATCTGTACAAGGTTGTAAGGATCTATCTCGCCGCCTTGAAAATAAACGGCCTTTGACGGTGCAAACCACACGGGGCCTGCCATGTCTTGAGTAGTGACGCTGCCGGCAGGAAGACGTGTGAATGATGCTGGGTATCCGTCGGCGGTGCGTGATGTGATGTACCAGAATGCGCGGCCAAAGAAGAACAAGTCGTCAAACGTCCACGACATAAGAAAGTTGTAAGGCACTTCGGGATCTGGCCGACGCAACCATGATCGAGGAGCGGTGTAGATCTTCTCCATGTATTCGCCGTTCCATTGCTCCACGTAAGAACGAAGAGGCATGCATCCGATAACCGATGCCATAAGATCGCGCGAGCGATTTATTGCGGCAACTTGTACTGCACGGTTACGCGCTTCGCCTTCTTGATACGTGTAGTACTGGCCGATCATCGAAACGCCGGCATTGTTTGATGCGTAGTTAAGTCCTGCTCCTGCGGCGGCGGCTTTAGCCGGTGGCGGCGAGATAGCAGCCTTGCTTACTTTGCGATCAAATAATCCCATCCCTAGAGCATGACACACTTGGCGCGTTTATGGTGGCAACCGCTCGGAGGCGTTTCCGATCCCGACGAAAGGTAGGGCTCACGAACGGCTGCCGAGAGGATGCTAGTTCGGGACGATGACTAGTGAAGGCTTTTGGGTGACGCGGTTTTGTGAGGCCAATGTTGCCGACCAGATCAGGGTGCGGCACAACTCAATCGGCCCGGGTGACTTTTGGGATGAGACGGCGATGGAGCCTTGGGTGCGGACGAGGACGGCGCGTTGGACGTGTTCGGAAAGCATGGCTTCGCCCGTGTGAACGAGCCGCATTTCGTGAATCATGTTTTTGACTACGGGTGTGTACTTGAGAATCTCGCCGTATCCGACGACTATTCGGCGGCGGTCAAACGTGGCAGATTGAACAAGCACGTCAATCGTCGGAGAGAACGCAAACTTGACGGCAGGGTCTTTAGCAATTTCGGCTAGGTGCTCCAGTAACTCTTTTTGTGTTTCGGCGGTGAATGCCACGGAGTTCACAACGCGGCCGTCGCCCAGAGAAACGGATCGAGTCGCGAAGTAACGGGTGTCATCCATAGAAGCTTCTACGGCGACGACTCCGCCGGCAGGGACTTCTCCTTCGTAAAGCAACTCGGGCCATAGGCCGTGTGGGATCCAAGAGTTAGCGGAGGCGACCCACATGTTTAGAGAGCCGCGCAAAAAGAGTGCTCGATCTGGGCCTTCGGATTCTTGGCGCAAAGTCTCAATCGTAAG